GGCAGACATGCGCAGCGTCGGCGAGTGCGCGCAGGACGGGCAGGTCGGCGCTGCCGGCGCGACGGATGGACACGGCGTTCAGTCCTGGTATTCGTTGTGGAAGACGAAGTGTTCGGGGATGTGCGAATGGACGAAGTAGAAGCTGTGATCGTAGCGCTTGCGCCGGTTGAGCCAGATTTCCCCGCTTTTGATGCGCGGCGCCACGGCTTCTTCGAAGGCATCGATGTTGATTTTGCTGCCGAGGTAGCGGTCGTCGGTGCCCTGATCTATCCACAGCGGCAGCGGCTCCGCCGGAGGCGGACTGTCCCATAGCTTGGAATGCCTTGCCGACGCCGGAGACACCGACGCCTAGGGCGGCGATTGACGCGGTTGCGGAGGCGGCGACACCCGGCAACACGGCCAACGATCCCACAGCGGCAGCGGCAGCCGACGCCACGGCGGCAAGCGGCCCCACACACCCAGCAGCGGCGACGGCGAGAATCCCTAGGCCGGTTGCCTGGGCGCCCAACAACGCCACCGAAGCCGAAGCGCCCTGAGCCTGGGCGCCCACAGCGGCGATACCTGCTGACGCCCCGGCCAGGCTGGAGGTATCCACATCCAGGTCAAGCTTAGTTCGGCGGTCACGCGCTGCGAATGCGATCTGGGCTGAGGCAGCAGCGGTATCCGCATCCACCTCAACAGTGGACCTGCGGTCACGCGCAACAAAGTCAATACCCTCATTCACGCTCGCGGTATCAGCCTCAACCTCTACAGTCATCGTCTGATCGCGAGTCAGATAGTCAATACCGGCCTGCGCCTCCGCAGTATCGGCATCAGCAGTAACCGTTACCTTCTTGTCATCCGCACCAAGCTTGTCGATCTGGGCTGAGGCAGCAGCGGTATCCGCATCCACCTCAATATCAGCACTAGGAAGGTTCGCAAGCTCACTGCGCAGCTGTTCCCGGAAGTCGCTCAAGTCAGGGTTAATCTTCACCCCGTACTCTTGATTGATCCGCTCAAGCTCCGCTTCAAGGCGCTTTTTAAACCCTGCTAGGTTCGGGCGAATCTCAATCTTCGCTACACCTGCTGTGTACTCAGCCACAAGACACCTCCATTACGTCATGACTCAAACCGATCCCCCAAAAGCTTCATCAGCGCACCATCACGCTTCTTGTCTTTTCGTGCCTGCTCCAGCCTGTCCGCCGCCGTCACCGGCCTGGGCATCGGCGGAGGCGCAGACTCCATGCGCGCTGTCAACGCACACAACGCCTGCACCCCGTCAAGCAACGCCGTCAACTTCGACTGCGTAGCATCCCAATCACGCAGCGACGGCGGAGCCTCCGGGGATCCTGTACGTGCAGCAAGCATCTGCTCCGCAAGGTCATCGTCGTCAGCCAGCGCGGCAATATAGTGCGACCCCGGTGGAAGCTGCTCTAACAGCTCAAGGAACGTTGCCCAATGTCTTTCCCCTGTCAGGAAATCATCAAGATCAATGCCTAGATACCTCTGCAAATCCCACCGGATTTCCGGCCCATACTTATTGATCAGGCCGGTCACATAGGGAAAGTCCCCAACTCATCCATGATCCCCTCACCGTAGAAATGCGTCTGAATGTCAATGAACACGCCCAAGGCGATTTCTTCGGCGTCATCACCCGTGTCGTTCAATGCGGCAAGGAACCGACGGTAATCATCCTTGAACATCAACCGAAGCACACCATTGGCGTTCCCGGCGCGAGACATTTCCTCAATTGCCAGGCGGTCAGTATAGACGGGTTTTTGAATCTCGATTGGGGGGTTGAAGCCGTACTCTTCGCCCAGCACAAATGGCTCGTCGGTGACGAACCCTCGTTTACGCTGGTGCGTTTTCTGGCGCAGTGCGATTCCGCGAGCACGGAACTGCTCGAAACGGTCGGTGGTGGTTTCAGTGGATTTTTTCGCCATGATGAACTCCAATCAAGAAAATGAGGGGGTTTGGATGGTTCACCCGCGCATGGGGGACTATCCATGCGCGGGTGAACTGGGGTTGGGGTTTATACCCCGGTTTGGTACGAGTAGACGCTTCCCGGAAGAAGGTTCCTTCGGGATACGGCTAGTGCCATTGCGATACACCATGCGGCGGGCAGGTCATCCCATGGGTTGTTATTGGGGGATTCTGTGCCTTGATTGCCGTCGAAGGTGTCTGTGGATGGGTAGAAGAACATTGCGTTCAGCGTGAGGTATTTCGCGATGACTTTGCGTAGTTCTTCTTCACTGGTGATGTTGTGCAGTACGTGGCAGAACCGCTTGTTTGGGTACTTCTTGTAGTGCGCTGGCATCACCGGTGACTGTGTATCGTTGAGATACTTATCCGGGGTGTTTTCGAAGGTCATGAGCACGTCGGCTGCTTGGAGCATCCCTTCGACTGTGTTTGTGCCTGGGTTTCCGACTACCAGGAATTTCCGCCCGTATTTGGCTTTAATCTCCTTGTACAGGTCTTGGTAGAACTGTACAAGTGGTCGTTCCTGTTCTGACCAGCCGTTAGCCATCTCATCCAAGAAGACGCCGTCCACCCCGTACCATTCGACGTGGTTGGCGAGTTCCTTCAGGATGGTTTCCTTCGCGCGGGGTACGCGGGGGTTGAAGGATTCGGTGGTGCGAACATAGCCGATGGATGGGCGCCCAGTGGTGCGGACCTTCTTCGTCAAAGCTACGAAATTTGGTTCCTTGCTCTCGCCTGGCCCAGAGCGGGGATTGACGATCACCCAGGGGACAACATCAATGTTGTTGAACAGAGTGCGCCATTTTTCATCCTCGTTCTCCGGGTCATACCACCAGTAGGTGACGAAAGCGACATACAGTTTCAACGGGTCGAACCAGTAGTTCAGCGCGTCGATGTCCGTGTTGGTGGCAGCGGCGGCGATGATGTTACGCCATTCTTCCGCACTGATGAGGACGTCTGGGCGTTCAGGGTTCCAGTTCAAGTTCTTGATGAACTCGCCCTCGACAGCGCCGCCGATGTCGTCGTTGTCAATGAAGAAGTTACCGCCGATGTTCGCCTTGGGGGTTTTGGCTCCGATGTTTATCTTCACCATGTGCTTCGCCTGGGACTCTGGGTCCGTTTTGAAGTAGCTGTTTCCCTCGGCAGAGCACCCTGACGGATCCTCAAACGCAATGGCGGCCCAGTCCTTCGGATCATCTTTCAACCGGGTGAAGTTTTCTTTACCCACGTTGGAGATGATGTTCTTGGACACCTTGGTTCCCACACCGGAAACCGCGATCCCGTGGTTCCACGCCTCGCCAATCACATTGGCGGTGATAGTGGAGTACTCGCCCGCGCTGATGCCATTATCCTTCGACACCGGCAATATATTTCCGGTGATCGAAGCACGCCGGCATTTCTGCGTCAGACCAATCGGCTCGAACGCAATGGAGGCGTTTTCCGCCATCAAGACATTGTTGCCGGTGATCATCAGGAACTCTGGGGCCCCTTGGGCGTCTTCTGTTGCTCCGATACCCATGCCGCAGGACACGCCGCGAACCTTGCACCCCATGATCTGGGCGTTCGGGGAATTCCCCTTGATCAAGATACCGAAGCCACTTGCTCCCTGCTGCACCGTGTTCTGCTTGAGTCCAGCCCCATCGACCTCACAGAAGAGGAAACGCAGGTTCGCGCAGCCATTACCAGTTGCGGCGTCCTTCTTCGCGTAACCCTGTCCAAGGTAGCCATGCCCACCGGAGTTTTTCACCTTCATGTGATTGAAAGTGACGTTATCCGAGTTGGTGATCTGGAACCCATGCGCGGGTTTATCGCCGGTTTCCCAACCCATATCAACAACGAAGCTCTCCAAGTACAGGGACTTGAGAGTACCCGCACTGGTGGACTGGAACGCGTTCTTTCCGGTGTTCTTCGCCGCGCGCAGCACAGTGCCCTCACCCTGCCCGCGAATCACCTTTCCAGTGGCTTTATCCAAGTTGATTGGCTCAGATAGCTGCCACTCACCTGCGGGCAGCTCAATCACCTTTGTCTCAGGATTGTTGATCGCCGCCTGGAAAACTGACGTGATGTCCACGCCCGTAGCTGGCTTCACAGTTGTCACGCCTGTGTCACCTGCGGCGGTAGTGATATTCGCTACCTGCTTTTGCACCTCATCAGCCACAGCCTGCGTGATCCCCGGCGCGATGGCGTCTGCAACCGCCCTCTTGATTTCCGCCTCAGATGCGCCTGCGGCGGGCGGGTTATCGCGCAGATAGTTGGTGACCGCTTCCTTAACTTGTTCAGCGGTAACTCCCTGCGGAGTTGGGATTTTTGCAACGAGCTTCTCTACCTCTGCGGTTATCAGTTCGTTTGCTTTGTCCTGGGTTACCACGGCTGCTTCTTTTAGCTTTGCGTCCACTGCGGATGCAATAGCTGCTTTGTCCACCTCGCCTGATGCTGTGGCGCGGTTTTCCACAGCCTGAACACGGTTAGCGAGTTCTCCCACGGCATGGACCGCAGAATCGGCGGTAGTGTGGGCGTTTTCAATGCCCTGTTCGATGTTTCCCATACGCTCCGCCGACAGCGGAGTCTTGGGGTTATCGTCTTCCCAATTTTGACGCGTGTACGTCATGTTGGCTCCTTTCTATGGTGCTGTCGGTAGTAGCCCTCGACCGGGGAGCGTTGCTGCTCCGGCGAGGGCTAGGAGGGGTCCACGGTCACTTCCACCGTCTTCGGGAAGTCTCCTCCGGTAAGGGCGGTAGCCGTGACCTGTGGCTTAGCGGACACCTTGGACACCACAAAGCCTGTGGCAGCGGTGCCGGTTACCGTGGCGTCGGTCTCGCCTGCGGCACGGATTGCGGCCTGCACAGCTACAGCCTCGGCGTTGAACTCAATCGCCTGGGTAGTCTTACCGCCAATGGTGAGGGTATAGGTGCCACCAGTAGCCCCATTCACGGTGAACTTGTACTTGTCCTTCGACAAGGACAAGGCACCTGTGATCCCCATACGCTTTGCAAGCTCCGGGGTGAAACCACGTCCCGCGATTCCGAAGCCGAACAGTGAGCCGTACTTGGGGTCGTCTTTCGCTGCGAGGGTGTATGGGTACTTGATGGCGTCGGTTTCAGACCAGGACTGTTTGCCTTTCTTCTCCATCGTCAGCTTCGGGAACACGAAGTGTGGATAGATTTCCTTACCCGGCTCACCGTCGTATCCCAGCAGAATGCCGGAGTATTCCGGCACACGAGCCGCACGGCGTTTCTTCGCGAAGAATCCGACGTTTTGTTTGTAGGTTCCCTCGCCCAGGTCGTAGTACGCATTCATGTTCTGAATGCGGGATTCCTGGGCCGTGACGTCGATGGTGAAGGATTCGTCAGTGATGAAGTCACGACGCCGTCCTCGGGAGCCGTAGCCCTCGGGGCCTTCCACCTTCATGTCAGGCGCCAAATCGACGCCGGCCTTTTTCTCGCATTCGCCGACCGTGAACCAGCCGTCCGGTAATTGTTTCAGGTCGCCGTTTTCGTCGGCGATGGATTCGGGAATCTCCGTGCCGTACGGAGCAAGCAATAGTGCGAAGTCCAGGGCGGCAAGCAGCAACTCATCTGCCTTGTCCTTCAATGTGTAGAAGTCAGTGGTAGTCACTTCACGTCTACCTTTCTCCCTGCCAGGAGCAGGGCAATAGAAAACCCCTGAGTCATTGCTGCTCAGAGGTTAAAAGGCTTGGTTTTTATCTGCGCGGTTTACGCACAGCAATCTCGAATGTGGCGCGCACATACCTGTGGTCGGGGTTTACCCAAGGCGGCATCACCGCGCCGACGCGCTCGGTCACACTCACAATTCGCACCGGCGCATCCGGGTGGTTCGGCAGCTTCTCCAGCATCCACGACCGCAGATACTGGTTCAGCTTGTTCGCATCCTCGCGTGTCTGCGCAAGTACACCAACCTCCACCAATGGAGCATCCACCTGGTCTGCAACCTCTGCAGCACCCGTTGTTCGCTGAACCACGATAATGGGGGCTTTGCGGATGCCCTTCTCATAGTCATCAGGAATCCACGTCCCCACCCACGGACGCGGGTCGCATCGCTTCGCGACACCACGCACCAGCTTTACAATGATCTTCTCAATGTCCGGCCATAGCACCAGATCATCCGGCACAGTGATAGACATCAGATACTCATCCCCCTTGCGGTTCTCTGGAGAGCACGGTCAGCGGCAACCTTGCGGGCGTGCTTAGCTTTCCGCTTTTTCTTCGGATTGCGACGGGCTGTACTGTGCCCAAACTCGACCGGGACGCCATACTCAGCCTCCACAGACAAGGTTGCGACCCAACGTTTTCCGCCCTGCTTATAGGGCTTCTTCACCTCCACGTCCACCACACTGGATGAGGTGAGATACCCCGTGTCTCGTGGCGCCAGAGTCTCAAACAGTGCCTGGGCAAGATACCCGGCGCGGTACATCAGCTCTTCTACCTCGGAACCAGTCAGATACCCGTTCATACCCCGGTGCTGGTACCTCATCGCACCTCCTCGCACACCACGGCCACACCCATGATCATGTCCTCTCGGCGCGGATGCTCCCACGGTTGGGTGTCTATGACCTTGAGGTCACGGCCATGGGCAGTGATGACATCTCCGGTTTTGATATCCGGGTTAAGGCGCTTGATGTATACCGTTGGTTTTGTAGTGACCACGGTTTTGCGGTCCTGGTCAATAGCGGTCCCTGCCCAGGCGATGCGTGCGCCCGCTATGAGCTGTGGAGGGTCGGATGGTGTGATGATGTCGCCGAATTCGTCTCTGGCACCTGGCCGAGATACCCGGATTGTCGTCATCGTCTCACCACCCTTCGGCGGTAATGCACCGGAACTTGCGGTCACCTTCTGTGCGGGCGAGTTCGTTTTCCAGCATCTTTTGCTCCTGGCTTGAGATGTAGAAGTTACCCTCGCTGTTGCGGAACGACTGTGTCGTCGTAAAAGGCCCTGCTGTGTCGGTCACCGATTCCGCACCATCGTTTAGTTCCGCGTTCTTGTCGGCAAGGATGGCGCGTTTGACGATGGCAATGGTTATGACGCGCAGGACTGCTAGGAGTGAATCGCCTGGATTCTCCGGGATGCGCGTATGGGTGGCCCTGAGGAATACTGACGCGTCTTCGAGGAGGTACCTCAGTTCCTCGTCAGTGGTTCCGTCTGGGATGCTGCGGCGGGCGCGGGCGCGGAATTCCTGCGGTGTCGCGTAGGCGATCATTAGGCACCGAGGTTGGTAAGTCGGATGACTGCCATGGGATCGGTGACCGCGTAGGCGATCAGCGCGCGGGTTTTTGTCCACGTGCGGTCAGTGTCCTCGTCGCGGTATGTGACGGTGGTGATGCCTTCCTCCACACCCATGGTTCCGACCTGCCCTTCGGCAATTACCCAGCCTTCGCCCTTTGTGGCGAGCGGGGTGGAGATGACCTCCAGACCTTTGCCCTTAAGGAACGCGGATTCGGCGTCATCGTTGTCGAAGCTGTTGGAGAACTCCAGATGGTCATCCGGGTGCAGTGCCAACAGGTTGTAGGTGTAGCCCATCATGGACTTACGACCCTCGGTGAACGCCTTGTTTATGTCCGCACGGATGGATTTCGCTGCGGTCTGGGCGTTTTTGGCGGTCTTGTTGACGGACGCCCAGCCGCCTGATTCCACCTTGATGACACTGGAATCATACGCTGCCAGTGCCTCGCGGATGGCCTCCATACCCATGGAGTCCAGATCGTAGACCATGGTGTTCGCGGCGCGCTGCGCACGACGCTGCAAATAGGTCATGTCGTTGCGCTTAGCCGCCTCGTCAGTAACCGCGAATTTACCGCCAAGCTTCACGATCTTCTTCACTGCCGGGTCATCGTCCGAAGAGTCAATAACTGGGTAGTTACCGCCCGGCGCGATGATGCCAGTGTGATCGTCAGCGAGGATGTTGCTTTTCAGGGCGACGTCGTAGAGGATTGCACCGCCTTCGACGCCCGCTGTGGAGAACACGCGGTCTGTGAACATGCCGAGCGCAGTGATGTCGGCGATGTATCGGGCAATGCGTGTTGGTTCCTTGAGCATGAGGTCAAGGGTGATGCCGCCATTTGCTGCTTTGGCTACGGCACCAGGAAAGAGCCCAGTGTTTTTCATTGGTGTCCTTTCTTAGAGTAGAGCGACTGTCGCTGGTTTGCCTGCCGCACCCTTGGACAGGGCTACGGCGATGACGGGACCAGATCCGGTTTTGGCGGCTTTACCGTCGGCTGCGGTGCTGATCTTGTCACCTGCGTCGAAGGCGGATGCCGCAGTTACGTCGAGGACGTGGCCCGCACGGTAGATGGTCACGTAGCCGTCTTTCTCGACGTCGTGAGCGACCACGCCAAGCGGGTAGACGTCTGCTTGGGCGGCATCAACGATGGGGTTTCGTCCGGCCAATTCCCCAGCGGCGACGACGAAAGTTCCCGCTGGGATTGCTGTTTTGGCTTTCGCAGTGATCGCGGCGGCCGGGTCGTAGTGGACTTTTGTTGCGTCCATGTTGCTTTGTCCTTTCGTTACTTCTTGTTGCGCAGTGCCGGTGGCACCCAGGATTCTGGGTACTGGTCACTAGGCGGGGTGTCCTGGCTCAATCCCGAGCCCGGAGTAATGCCCTGACGGGGTGTCTGCGACGGTGGCGGGGTTGGATTCCCAGTGTTGCCGTAGAGTTCCTTGATCCGCGCAGCCCGGGCCTCCAGTTCCTCCTTTGCTCCGGTTCCCAAAAGCCCCATATCCTCCGGCTTGATGCCGTGTGAGCTTGCTACCTCAAGGAGGATGTTCGATGCTTGGGCTTGGGCTAGCTGCTCCTCAGCGGCGGCGAGGCGTTCCTGGGCTAGCTGCAGCTCAGATTTTTGAGAGTCTTCGTACTCTTTCCACTTCGCAGCGGCAGCCCGAAGCTCATTACGCTCTACACGATGCCGGGCAGACTCTTCCCGCGCCTTCTTAAGTTCCTTCAATGCGGATTCAAGATCAAGCTTTGATTCCGATTTCGGCATGTCTTGTTCGGCGGCGGTCTGCTCTTCCGGCTTCCCGCCCTCAGGTTGCGTTTGCTCCACGCCGGTAGTGTCTTGTTCGGCGGCGGAGTCGATGCCTTCGTTCATGATGACCTCCTGGGTCTAGTTGAGGCGGTTTCGTTAAACCCCTCCGCCACCCGGGCGTGGGGTTCGCTGCCACACCGGGAATCGAACCCGGCGCGCCTCCCAACAGCGAGGTGCGGCATTCCCCGGATGGTTCCCTCCGGGGCAGGGGCGTTAGAACGGTAGTGGAGCTACTGGGTCGATGGTGGGGAGTTCCAGCCTCCGGCGGATGAAGTCGATACCGGCTGGACGTACATAGGTGGTGTACGACACCCCGGATTCGCCGTTTCGTTTCTCGTATTGGTGGGCTTTGACCTCGAAGAAGCGCATGTAGCGCTGGTACGGAGTGTTGTACATCGCGCCTTTGGAGATCAGGACACCGCGGCTACGCAGCTCAATGAACAGCTTGTTCGCGCCGATTCCCAGCATTTTGGCTACGGAGCCGATGCTGTAGGAGCCTGCGGCGTCGATAAACGAGTCGTAGGCATCTGCCTTCGGCTGGAGTACCTTGTTCTTGGCTTCCAGCTCCAAACGCTCGGTCTCCGCGGTGAGCAGCATTTGCGCGATCTCCAGGCGAGTGATCTGGTTCGGATCAATCACCGGATACTGCTGCGGTGCGTGGGCCTGCTTCTCGACGTCAATGAAGTACTGGCGTGCCTGCATGCCCTGCGGGCTGCGCTGGATCATGGCGATGTGCTTGGCCATGTCCAGGGTGATGACATGGTCTTGTTGCGGGCGTCCGTGCTGGTCAGGGTTTTTACTCAAAATTGAGTAAAACTCTTTCCCCTGCTCAAAGCCGTATTCAGCCATACGCTGGAACCAATCGTTGTAACGCGTCTTGACTTGGAGAAACCTATGCAGATCACGCCCTAGGACTGCTTGGATGCCGTCGTCGGTGCGAGTGAGCGGGATCAGCTCAGCCGATGGTGTAGGGTTGGTTTCAGGCTCCTGGTTGTTCAACATTTCGAGGAGCCTCCTTTCGTTTCTTGGGTGTTTTTTGGGCATGAGAAAACCCCTGGTCTCCGCAGTGGAGATCAGGGGTTGATGTCTATGTACTCTCTAGTCAGCTAGGTAGTTTACTGGCTTCATTTTTTTACGGAGGTCCATCCATTTTCTGGATTGTGGAAGCATATGGACAATCTTTCCATCGTCCTTCTTCACCAGGGTTACCGGAGTGCCAGGATCATTCAAAAACCGGTCATCACCGTTGAAGGCTTCTCTAGCAGCGATAGGGGCGAAGAAGAACTCCTCATTTTCAAGCCCTTCCTCCTTCACATGAGGTGTGCCTCTTTTGACCAGGGTATGCGCTTCGTCACGGAAGATGGCGTATGCGGTTTCCTTGTCGATTGTCATTTCACTTCACCTCCTGACTGCTGAACGGCTGAATCACATCTGATGCTTTTGATTCTACTGGGGTTGCATTGTCCAGTCTAGCTACAATGATGGGCTTGCCTGGCTCCATACCATCTGTTGGTGGGTGTACATGCTCATTGGATTGCGGATCCATGAACCGCACTTTACCTTTGTCTTTTGACCACAGGATTACGTGACGCTGCGCCATTTGTGGCAGCTCATATGAGAAAACGCCGTAGCTACCTTCTGGCATGCCAGTGAACGATGACTCCCATTCTTCACTGACTTTTTCAATCGCATGCACAGGGCCGTCTTTTGTCTCCCACATATTGACTGCCTGCAAAATCTGGATACCGCCCTCAGAGGATGAATACAGCGTTGCGTAAGGATAGACGTCGTACCCTTTCATACGTGCTACAGCGGCTGCTGTCGCGCGCACACAGTTTGCCCCGGAGTTCACCCGAGCTGTCTGCTCTGCCGCCTCCTCCATCGTTTCCGGCTGCTCCAGGCGCGGCCACTCATGAACATCATGCCCATACAGCGAATGCAACTTCACTTCCGGCAACTTGCCTTGTGCAGGCAACACAAAACCGTCAGGCCCCGGAGACTCGAACACCGAACCGGCCAGTCCGGTTCCTCCGTCTTCTGAAGGATATCCACCAGCATCGACTTTTCCGTCGCCCTGCTCCGACACTTCTTCATTGAACGTGGAGAACCGGTACGGGTCTTTCTTGATCGCCTTTCCGTAGCGCGATTCGAACCGCGATCTGGGCGAGTAGAGACCTTCTTCCTCCTCTTCCTCAGTGGGATTATCGCGGGCATCATTCCACATCCTTTGCAGATCCTTGAACTGCTCCTCCCCTTCCCACGGCTGCCCCTTCACAACCAAAACGGCTTTGCAGTCACAGTGATCATGGAAAGAGAAACCGTCACGGCTTTCTGAACGCTCAGTCCCAGTCAACACTGTGGATTCCTCGTAGACAGGGCCACGGGAAGCAAGCATCGCGCAGAACGCGCAGTTCTCCGCACCCGTCAGCACCCGCGCCCACCCAATAATGACACCGGGGGTTTTGGTTTTGATGTACCGATCCTTTGTTACTTTTCCAGCGTCCCCTATCTCCCGGCGGGCAGCTTCGGCTTCGGCTTCCGTTTCTAGGTCAATTTCTATCCGTTTTAGCGCCTTCCGAGAAGGCTTCACCTGGTTCAGGTCGGCGGTCTCAATTACCGCGTCACGCGCGGCTGCACGAGCATGCCGGGCTGCCCCAGCGGCGACCCGGCGCGCGACCTGGTCTATCACTACGGGGTCTTTGGGGTTGTCTGGGAAGGGGATTACCTTCTCGGTAAGCTCGCGTTGGTACTCGGGGTCGTAGCTGGTGATTTTTCCGTGGATGGGATTTCTTTGAGGGTTCCACCCCAGGGCGCGGGCAAGCATTTTCCACGCTGCGTTGGCGTAGTACGGTTTCAGTGGCGCAGGTTTTATCTGCAGTCCCCTATGCCTCATGTCGCGGTGCATTTGGTACACCGCGCGGTTGTAGGATTTCTCCCTTGCGCCATAGATCATTGGCATGATGTTTTGCACCATTTGCCACATATCGTCAAAGTTTTGGGGCACGCCTTTGTTGGCTACGAGCTTGTATATGCTGTTGATCAGCTCCTGAATGATGGTGCGGTCATCGCGGTGATACTGCTGCAGGCTCACGGTTCACCTGCCTTTCCAATCTATCCGGTTGTGATACCGGTGTCCTCCACGTCTGTTGCGTTGCGCGCTTGGTTTACCAGCTCTTCGGTTTTCTTGTTGATGCGCTTGATCTTCTCTGCGGTGTACCCGGGGATGTCCTCCCATAGGACTTCCGGTGGGAGTCCAAGCATTGTGGCTAGCTTCCCGAGGGCATCGACGGTCTGGGCGAAGCTGCGAGCAGTCATGTCCGCCCATTTGACCTCCGAGGCAAAGTCTGCGGCTTCCTCAGCGTTGCCGTCCAGGTGCGCGCATAGGCGCAGCATCTGTTCGTAGGATTCCCCCAGGGATGTCTTGATCTCTGCAGCTTTGCGGTCTTTAGCGGATTCCATGGCCGCCAACCCGTCGGCGGAGACGTTGGAGATGGCGTTGGCTCCGAGGGACTGTGCTGGCACTTGGGCGATGGCGGCGAGGTCGCGCACCGAGGCTTGTTTGACTTCGACGTACTGGCGGATGTCGGACTCGTTGAATTGCCCGACTTTGGCGTCGGCGTCGATAAACCAGGTGTCAGATGCTTTCATCCTGATTGCCTGTAGTTCATCCTGCGGCGCCCAGCCGATGACGTAACGCTGCTTGAAGGCGGAGTAGTACTGGGCTATCGCGCCTTCCCAGCTGGTGCGGTCGATACGGTTCTGCAAAGCTATCAGTGGCTCAATAATGCCGGCCACTTCTTCCCCTTCCAGTAGCCATCGGTCACGGAATCGCACCACCGGCGGGACACCAGCACCGTGCGGGCGGGGTTCTATCATGTGCAAGTTCTGGGGGTTGTTCCACAGGTTCAGCACCCAGTCTTTGGCGTCCTGCGGTGCTTGCTGCGCGCCGATGTAGTAGACGTTTTCCTCGTCGAAAAGGCGCATCCTGTTGCCCTTGATCTCCAGGGCAAGAATCGGCCATTCTGACGACACGCCAGATTCGCCTGGCCATGCTCGGGCCTCGCCGTAGTATGCGGTCATGTTCCGGGGAGACACACCGGTTATGAGCGGTGCTTTCTGCTGATCCCCGATTATTCCTTGATCCACGACCGCGTAGGAGGTGCCGTATTGCAGGGCGGCGCGAGTGATGCCTGTTTGTCGGGCATCCATGTTGTTGCGTTGCCAGTGCTTCCATGACTCCGCCGCATCCTGTTGCCCGGTGAAGTACCCATCCACCTTCATTGACTGGGCGAATGTATCCAGCACAAGAGGTAGGTACAGGGATTGGGAATCCTGCGCCAGCTGGATTTGCCGCTCGTACATCACGGTCGATGACTTCTCACGGTCGATTCCGAACTGGTTGATAATGTGCTGACGGTTCCACGGGCGTATCGCTCGGGCGATCTTATCGAACACGCGGCGCTCTCTGGCATGCTGGCTCAGCAGCCCGCGGGCGGCGTCAATAACCGCACTGTTTGACATACTCATACGAATATCGCCCTTCCTGTGTGGGGATTGGTTTCTTCTACGCTGTCCAGGTACATGTGACGTAGCATGCGGGCACCGATAAGGCAGACAGCTGCGTCGATCTTCTTTGCGGAGTTCGGGGATTCCTTTTTCACGCTGACTCCGTACCTGTTATCGACGCGGCGACAGTTACGCAGATGCTCAGTGAGCACCGCCGATCCGTCGTGCGTGAAACCGTGATCCATTAACTCTCGTTCAGTCAGTTCACATGCACGAGTGAAATCGAACGACTTCGACCGCATGTCCCACGCGATTGGTTCCTGATTGTTCCCCGACGGCACGGCCCACAGCTTCAACCGACTACGGTAACGCTTTGGCCATACCACCTTGGTGAAGGATTCCCACTCGCGGACATCAGCAAAGAAGGCTTTCACATCCCATGTGTCGAATGCCTGCTGTACTCGATCATCAACCGCTTGGACATCCACCTTGCCCACGCCGTCGTGAGAGTTTGTGGGGTCCCAAGCCCCGATCAGGAACACATGCCCATCGCTAATTCGACACCCAACCAGCGCGGTCGTGTCGCGGGAAAGCGACCCGTCAAAGAACATCACGATGCTCTCCCCTGGTTCGACAGCAATGTCCCGACGCGCGGTGATTGCGATGTCGTTTGGGTCTGCCCATGAGTCGGCTGATGCCGTTGGCCAGTTCAGGTACTTGCGTTTCGAGTCGTCCGGCTTCGCCGAAGGTGACCATATGCGGGTCATCATGAAGTCAATCTGCGCCCAGTCGCAATCTTGGTAGACGAATTCTAGTCCTGCACGTAGTGACTTCTCATCAGCAAGGTCCGTGCTGAAAGGTGCCTGGATGACGTCCATCAGGATGAGCTTTTCGTTTTTGGATAATCCTTTTTCCTGTATGCACCAGTCATTGAAGATTTTTTCTCCGACGCTACCTATTCCTGGTTTCCAGGCATTGAGGGTGCCGAGCATGCGGGAGCCCGATTTGGACAGGTTGTCCACCAGGGTGCTGTAGAGTTCGGTGCCGCCGTTGGCTTGGGTCCAGTGCTCCAGCTCGTCGCCGACAACAAAGGATACTTCCGCACCTTCCTGCGTGGTGGCGGATGAGGTGATGACTTCCAATTTTCCCTCAGGCACCACGTTGATTTGGGTTTTCCCGGGGTCTAGCTGGTAGTCGCGGTGAAGTTCTGGGGCTTTCTTCTTGTTCACCATGGCCCGGATGTGACGCATGGTGTTCTCCGTCTGCTTCTCCGACACTGCGGCGATCTGCACCCATGGCATGGTGACCGGTCTGCCGATGCACCCACCCGGTAATACCGGGTCGAAGCGGTCGAGTCGGACCGGCGCGAGCAGCTCGATCAGCGCCAGGGCTGCGGCGAATGGGGACTTTCCGGATCCTTTGGCAAGGCGTCGATGCGCCTCATAGAACAGCCAGTTTCCCTGTTCGTCAATGGCGTAGAACCAGAGAATGAACCGGGCTTGCCATTTGGTGAATTTCCATTTTTGCCCGGCGCGGATGCCATTTGGGTGGCGGAGGTATTTGGCGGCCCAGGCTAGTGCTTCCCAGCCGAGTGTGAGCTTTGGTATCCCCGGAGGAAGCGTGATCAGTCGCTCCTCCGGGGGGACTGTCATGCCAGTTCAGAACGGTACTGGTCGATCATGGACACGGTGGCCTCCTTGGAGTTGTCCTGTTCCTGGGCTGCGTGAAGCTCAACGCGCAGCCGTCGGCGCGCACCCTCTGTTGTCATGAGGTTGTCAGCGCGGGAGAAAATCACATCCATCATCCCGGCGCGGGGGCCGGTGTCTCGGTTCATTTCCTTGGTGATCAGGTAGGCGACTATACGGGCTTCCTGCCAGTCTGAATCCTGGTAGAAGGCTGCCTGCCCTGATTTTTTAAGGGCACGGAACCATTGCTTTGCGTATGGGTGCCAGGCGCGATCTTCGGAGGGCGGTACGACTTTTGCCTGCCCGATGGCGACGACCGTGGTGGGCGCGTCGTCTGAGTTGGTCTTGTTTCGTCTTCGGCGTTGGTCGCTGCGCTTTGGCACAGGTCCACGGGCCATGGTTCCTCCTATCGTTGCGGGATGCTTCCCCCTTTCACGAGGGAGGCGATTTTCTTCACTGCAGGTCCTAGGTCTACAAGACCGCCCTGCCGGTAGATGTCCTCAGTGGTGCGGATGAAACGTTCTCGGGAATAGGTCTCTACGCGGCCCTGCTTTCGCCCAGGCGCTTCTGGAAGCAGCCCGAATATATGTAGACCACTTTTTGAAACTGAGCGCTCTACGACCGCGCCAGGCACCGAATTGAGGATTTCCCGCGCCCAGGGCGCGAGGTGGCCACGGCGGTTTATGCAGTGGTCCAGGTCGATGCATGCAAGACCGCCGCCGAGCATAACCCCGTGCGGCTGATCTTTAACCTCGGCGTGCGTGGCCCAGGTCTCTGGGCGCGTGGATGACGCGGCAGTTCCCGAGACAGTCACAGGCCGTTTGCCATCTGCCACTGTCCAACGGTCCAGCTGACGCATACGCGCAGGCAGCTGCTCTTTGCTGCGGCTGCGGTACGCCTTTTGACGACACGCACCTGAGCAGAACCTCGGGGATCGACCGCGCGCCGACATCTCCAACCGGGTTCCACACGATTCACACACTGTCCTCATGTTTTACATTTTATCACAAGCGTTACGATATAACGCCCTGAACTGCACACATGGCACTCTTGAGCAATCTCAATTGCAGACTAGGCACAGACACAGTAGCTAGCCCTACACAAACCCGCAGGTCACAGCCGCACACCATCTTGCCCTAAACCCAAAAACATACTCTGACCTGCAAAAACCCTGAAACCCGTACAACCCGGGAGGCGCTATGGGTGCCGTAGAGCGCAGACCCCTGGGCGAGGGTTACCCCCCACCCCTTTATGGTCCAGCTCACTTTAAACCCGGGTGACAGTCGGCATAGCGGTCCGGAAGTCGACGCCGGGCGACACGCCGGGCGACACCACGCGCCGACTCAGCACGTGTCTTCACCGCATGGCAAGACACACACAACCACTGCACATTGCTGAGACTATCGACACCACCCTCAGCAACCGGGACGATGTGGTCCAGCTCGAAGGCCACACCCTCGGCAGGAAATCGCCCACACGTCGCACACACAACAGGAAGCACCCGCCTAGCCTCAGCACGAAGACGCTTCCATCCATCCGTTGATGTGCGTGAGACACCTTTACGCCACGCCATTACACAGCAGCAGACGCGGGCTGCTGGCCTCGAAGGTCTGGCACACCAGCAGCACGGAGATCATACCGACGGTTCTTGTCGAGCGCTGCCTTCAACTCAGCATCAGTCAGCTCAAGCTCGAAACACTCAAGCAATATCACTTCACGCTTCGGCAACGTCCACACCTTCGTCCGATCATCAGGCAACTCAAGATAAACCTCAGCCATCTCTTCCGAATACCGGACATTGAACTTGGTCACAACCTCACGTACATGCGCCTCCGCTGTCTGCAAACGCGCCACCAAGCACCGATTCAACTTATCCGACACAACAATCCTCCAACAATGGAATCAAACAATGCGCTCCCCCAGCGGGAATCGAACCCACACCATGACCAAGCACCAGCGGTAAGGGAAATAGTCTGCGCAGCAAGAGGTACCAAACGCGGGCACACAGGAGTCAACCACCCACTGCCTCAAGCTTGACCAGGAAAAGAAAACGGAAAAACTGGCTTAACGCAGACATGCGAAAACCCCCACACCCATCCCGGGTGCAGGGGTTCGCTAAGGCGAAGCCTAGCACAAGCAGCGTGACAACACCATCACGCCACACCCGCAGCACTCATACCAGCCGCCACATCCACCACCTCCCGGATCGACACCAACCCATCCGCACCCCGCACAACCTTCCCACGCCTAATCCACTGCCGAACAGTCGCAGCCTTCACCACAACACCCAACACCTGCGACGCCCACGACGCCGCCATCACCGCAGACGACCGCTCAGGCACACGAACCAAATCCGAATCATCCGGCTCAACCACACCCACCAACTCATCCGCCAACGAAACCAACTCATCCGCACAATCCCCAAACCAAGGCATCAACTCAACCCGATCAAGATGCCGATACAACCACCCCGCCCGAACAACCAACGCCCTCGACAATGGAGCCTGCCCCACCACAAACCCATCATCATCAACCAAACAACCACACCACCCACACACAATCTCCTCCGCCCGAACCTTCACATCCAACAACCCCACAGACAACGGAGCACGAGACCCCGGCACACCACTGCCACCAACACGATCCCCAAACCCATAATCCACAGAAGGAACAAGAAGATCATCCAACAAGAAACCAACCCTCTCAATCTCACACAAAGCACGACCAAGAGAATCCAACAAAGAGTAAGAATCAGACACCATGTCTCCTTTAATCAACAAGAAGGTAGTAATAAAGGCTTTCCCGTCCCGTCCCGTCCCGTCCCGTCCCGCCCCCTCCCGTCCCGGCTACCCCGTCCTCGGCCCCCCGC